ATTTTAATCCTGTTGCTTTTTCCATACCTGGTTGACATTTTAATAATAAAGTCTCCATAGCCATGTTTGCATATTGAGAATATGTATCTGGAATTTGCTCATCTTTACCTTCGTAGTATCCAAGTATAGTTTCAAAAGGTGAAAAGTATCTTGCTTGTCTACAAGTGTCATAGACCTGTTTCTGCATTCTAAAATAATTTGCAATAAAAACTGCTAGGTCTTTTGATATCGCTTGTTTAATAATTGTATATTTTTTTTTCTTAAACATCTTTAGCCATCTCTTTCGGTACAGCCTGTATGTTCCAATGTATAAATCTAAACGGTTCTATTCCGAAGTCTACCGCATACTCATGCTCCAGATAACCTGGAAATATGATTAATGTTCCAGGTTTAGGTTTAAGATGAAATTGTTCGTGACCGGCCCATACACCTTTTAAGTCTGGTTTCATTTTTAACTTTGTACATCTTGCACCAGTCTTCGGTTCGTGAAATACAGGATAAGAAGTTTTATCACTGCACTTTAAAAAATAAAAACCTGATACGTGTTGATTCCAATGTATGTGTGCTGAATGATGGCCACCACCTTTTTTAGCAAACTCTTGTACCCACATCTCACTAAACAGTGTTGTGTATTGTTGCATATCATAACCTTGGTGATCTAAATACTCCCAAGACTTTTGACCAATGTAATTTCTAAAATCTAAAAAATCATTGTCATTTGTGAGTGGCGTTGAGTGATATGATCTTCCAAAGTCACCGTGTTTTTTTATAAATTCTTTTTCTCTCTTACGAGCATCAGTAATATATTTGTTACTTGCTTTATTTAACGATTTAACGAACTCTGGTTTTTCCTCACTCCATACTACAGTTGGAAAATAACTATTTATAAACATTATCTAAAAGGCCTCCCTAAATGCCATACCACAAGAATATCTTGTGCCTGATGTTACTGGTTTAACTCTATGCCACACAAAACTAGGAAATACAATAATAGATCCCTTTGGTAATATCTCTTTGCATTGTATCCTGTGTTTCGATTCGTCTCTCATATGTGGATCATAGTTTCTAAAATCAAATTCTAATTCACCACCTTGGTATTCTGATCCGTCTGTTAACTGACAGGTCATGGATAGTTTTCTAATCTTACCGTGATCAGGTGTATTTGGTTTATCATAAGGTTTATCCCAACCATCGCAATGCCAATCGTAATATTGATTTAATTTATACTTTGTAAATTGACAAGATTCAGATCTGTCCCAATCATAATTCCAACCAGCTTTTCTATTTGCTTCATGCACATATGGATGTAGTTCTTTATATATCCAGGTATCATCAAGCCATACCAAATCAGACTTTCTTTTTCTCTGCATATTTTTAACTTCATCTTTATTTAATTTTTTATCGCCAAATCCACCAGTCCTAGCCATTACTTCTTTTTGTCGATTAGCATAATCTATAACTTCATCACAGAATCTTGGCGTTAATACACCCGTAAAATACCAATAATAATTAGATATATTCATACAATATTGTTTGTACAAAATTTAAATTATCTTTTTGATTATTAGTCAAATAATACATATTAGTAGATGGGAACATAATAAATTTATTATCAGTTAAAGGAATATCCCAAGATCTACCTTTACGTCTATTATCTTCATAATGCACTTTAATCATACAATCTTTTACTTTTACACCATACAACAATGTAAAATCTGGAGAGTTCCGCAAATCCACAGGATCTATGTTTATAAAAGGTATTGTTTGTTCAGAGGGTTTATAAATATTTCCCCATGTATCTTTGTTAATTAAATTGATACCATACTCAAGATTAATGTGATCTCGCATATAAGTATTCAACATATCCCAAGTTCTTGAGAATGGAAAATCTTTGTTTTGAATTACTGATTGTAAGATATCGCCTGATAATTTATCTCGGTCAATGTCCCAATCTTTGGGCATCGCCACATCACCATAATATAATGCTTGTTCGCTTAATACTTTCTTCTGCATACCACCACCATTTTTAATTTATGCCATTCCGTCTGTCAAGTCCCAAGACTGGCCTGATTCATTCCAATTGTAAACCCAAGAATGTGTACCAGCTTCATTTTGTGATTGTTGTTCTGCAGTTAATGCAGGAGCATCGCCGATTGGTGATTTCCAACTTGCAGTTGTAGTGTCTTTTACCCAAGATGCATATGGTTTTTTTGGCCAAAAAATATTATTATCTTCGTCCCATTCATAACCTATACCTGCATAGTTTCCTCTAAATGCTTTTGAGTCATCACCTGAATTATGTTTATTTGCTGATGTATTATAAGATGTTTGAATCCACATCTGCGCAGGCCAGTTGTTGTGTGTTTCTAAATATTGTTGACCTACTGATTCATCCTCAACACCATCAGCGTTTAACATATCTTTGTTATCAAGTGTTAATACTTGAATAACTTTTCCGTTAGCCCCTAGTTTTGCAAAATGTGCCATAATATTCTCCTTATATATTAATTTTAATTATCATTCAACTATTGAAATTTGTACCTTATTACTACTATTCCAGATCCACCTTGCAACCCCGCAGCTTGAGGGGTTCCTGGTCCTGAAGAATTTCCACTCGCTCCACCACCACCGGTGTTAGCTGTTCCTGCTGTTCCTGAAGGTCCACCTCCTCCAGTGCCACCTGAAGCACTTCCTCCTGGTCTACCTGGTAATGATCCACTTGCTCCGCCACCACTATAAGCTACTGGTGAAGCTGTAATACAAGTTGTAGCACCGTTTCCACCATCACCTGCAGAACTAGCAGTTGCGTTTGCTCCTACAGCAGTAGCTCCTCCACCACCGCCACCATAATAATTGGCTGGTGTGGTATTAAATGATCCAGCTCCTCCATTACTTCCTTGTGCAGGACTTACAGGAGGGGTATTACCTGTTCCACCAACTACAGCGGGTGCAGGTGATCCTGATCCTCCACCACCTCCAGATCCTCCATTTCCACCAGTGCCGTCAACAGTTGCTCCTGCTCCACCACCAGCTGATGAAATAGTTGAAAATGTTGAAGTAGCACCTTGAGTGCCTGGTGCTCTTGTGCTTGGTCCTGGTCCACCAGCTCCACCAGCACCAACTGTTATTGGAAAAGATGTTGCTGTTATTGTGACTCTGTTTGGTGCGTTAGGCCTACCATCTAGAGGACTGGCTGTATAAGGTGTTACTGGAGATTTACTTTCTCTAAATCCTCCTGCTCCACCACCTCCTCCAGAATCATTTGAGACAGTGCTTCCACCGCCTCCACCACCAGCTACTACTAAATATGAAACTTCATTATTTGTTGCACACGCCCCGATAGCACTAACTGTAAAAGTTCCTGGAGCTGTAAATGTATGAATTTTGCAATTTCCTGAAGTTGATTCTGTTCCACCTGTTGCAACCATAAATGCATTTGTATTTGCAACTGATTGTAAACCATCATCTGTTACTAACCAACCTTTTGTTGAATCTATGAAAATTAATGTTATTGCTACTCCTTCTGTTGATATTACAGCATTAACTGTTGAACCACCTATTTTATCTGAACCATTTTGAACTAAAGTTAAATTACCTGTATCAAATGTATTCGCATAATCTTTAAAAGCAACAACTGCTCCTGGAGTTCCCGCAGGAAGATTGACTGATATTCCTCCACTTGTTGTATTTACAAAATATCCTTCACCAGCCACTGCTGTAAAACCTGATGTCTTAACTGTTGTTGTCCAAGACGCTGAACCTGTTGCACCAAAGTTTGTTGCTGTGCCTTGGTTATTAATTGTTGCACCACTAGGAATTGTGAACGTATCGCCACTATCACCTAGTGTTACTGTTGTGCCAGATCTTGGACTAATTTTATTTACTTTTATTTCACTCATAATTTACCTATTGAAACTTGTACCTTATTATTACTATACCTGAACCGCCACCGCCACCTGCACTATCATTGTCACCGCCACCACCGCCACCGCCAGTGTTTGCTGTTCCTGGGTTTCCAGTTCCAGGTTTTCCACCACCACCTCCACCTGCTCCGCCTGAAGTTGGGCTTGGTGATGCACCACCTCCACCCCCACCAGCAAAAGCTGTTGGAGTTGCATTAATACTTGTAGTTGCTCCATCTCCACCAGCACCTGGACCACCAGCTACTCCTGCAGCAGTTGCTCCACCACCACCACCTCTTTGACCATTAGGATTATTATAAATTGCTCCTGGCTGACCTTGTGGAGGACTTACAGGCGGTGTATTACCTGAACCTGCAACATCTGGACTAACTGTTTCTCTATTACCACCCCCTGAACCACCATTATTTCCTTTATGAGGTGAGGCTCCTCCTGCACCACCTCCACCACCAGCTGATGTTATTGTTGAAAAAATTGATTGGCTTCCAGTGCCACCTGCTGGTGCGGCATTCCCTGAAGGACTAGCTGCACCACCTGCTCCAATTGTTATTGGATAACCTTGAACTGAAACTGGCACACCTGTAGGATTTCTTAAAGGTGAACCAGTATAAGAATCATTTAAACCTAATCCTTCTCTAAATCCACCTGCTCCACCGCCACCGCCGGTGTCACCACCAGCTCCACCGCCACCTGCAACTACCATATATGAGACTGTGTTTGATCCTGCAGAATTACCTGCAGATGATACGCAAAGTGTTCCTGGACCTGTGAAAGTATGGATTTTAAAATTACCACAAGTAGCAGTTGTGTTTCCTCCAGTTGCAGCAACATATTGTGCTCCTAGTTGAGTAGTTTCGTCGTCATTTATCAATGACCAACCTTTTGTTGCATCCATATAAATTAATGTTCCTGTTAAACCAGTTGTTTCAAAAGTAGTATCTGCGGCAACACCATCCATATTTGATCCACCTCTACCGACAGTTAAACTATTAGAACCAAATGTTCTTGCATAATCTTTAAATGAAACAATATCCCCTGCACTTGGAGAGGATGGTAAATTCATTGTAATAGCTCCAGAAGTTGTGTTTATAAAATAACCTTCTCCTGAAACTGCTGTAAATGGAGTTGAAGTTTGAATTGTTGTTACCCAATTAACAGTTCCTGTCCTACCAAAACCTGTTTGCGATGCACCTGATGCTAAGGCAACAGTTTTTCCACATCCACCTACAGTTAATGTAGATCCTGATTCTGTTGTTATCGTATTTACTTTAATTGTACTTGTCATAATTATTGAAATTTATACCTTATTATTACTATACCACTTCCACCTGCGCCACCAGTAGCTGCATTCATAGTGCCACCTCCACCACCTCCAGTGTTTACAGTACCCGAGACACCACCTGCACCACCACCACCTGTTCCGCCTGCACCAGGTGGGTTTCCACCACCTGCGCCACCACCAGCAAAAGCTGTGGGTGATCCATTAATACTTGTTGTACCTCCTGCACCACCATTACCACCATTAGTTGGTAATTGACCATCTTGTCCAACTGCTGTTGCTCCGCCACCTGCACCACCTGGATTATCTGTACCAGAACCAGAACCTATTACTTGATTTGATCCACCATTATTTCCTTGTGAGGGAGTTGTTGGAGGTGTATTTCCTGCTGCTCCATTACCCCAACTTCCTGGTGTAGATGTTCCGCCACCGCCACCGCCACCTGATCCGCCTGTGCCGGCATTTTTAGGTGATCCACCACCACCTGGCCCACTATGAGCACCATTACCACCACCAGCAGATGTTATTGTTGAAAAAACTGATTGAGCACCACTGGTAGCAGCTGCACTAGGACTAGCACCAGTTCCACCTGCTCCAATTGTTATTGGAAAAGATGTTGCTGTGACCGTTACTCTATTTGCTGGAGTTCCGAAACCATCTAAAGGACTGGCTGTGTAAGGTGTTGCTGGATTTTTAACTTCTCTAAACCCACCTGCTCCACCACCACCACCAGCATTACTTGTTGGATAACTATGCCCAGCTCCACCACCACCAGCAACCACTAAATAAGAAACTATATTATTTGTTGCAGAACTGGCTATGCTGTTAACTGCAAAAGTTCCAGGACCTGTAAATGTGTGAATTTTGCAATTTCCTGAAGTTGATTCTGTTCCACCTGTTGCAACCATAAAACTTTCCCCAAGAAATCCTGTACCTTCCTCTACTGATAACCAACCTTTTGTTGCATCAGCATAAACCATTGTTAAACTTTCATTATCTGTGCTTCTTGTAGTATCAGAAGCGGAACCATTTAAATTAGAACCACCCCTACCAATTGTTAAATTTTCTGCTGCAAAAGAACTTCCATAATCTTTGATAGCTACAATATCACCAACAGAAGGTGAACTTGGTAAGTTAACTGTAAATGCTCCACCAGAAGTATTACAAAAATAACCTTCTCCAGATGCTGCAGTAAATGTTGCTGTTTTGATTGATGTTTGCCAATCAACAGTACCTGTTCTACCAAAACCTGTTTGAGTAGCGCCGCACGCTAAAGTTACAGCCGTGCCTGATCCACCTAAAGTTAAGGTTGAACCACTTTGTTTATCAATTTCGTTTACTTCTACTTTAGACAATGACTAACACTCCTGTTACTGTAATTGTACCAGGCACAGTTATTGGTCCTGCAAGAACTCCGTTCTCAACAGTTTGTGTACCATCAATCGTACCTGCTTGATTTTTTATAAATTCATCAGGAGCTGAACTGCCTCCTATGT